GTTTCTAGGCGTGTCCGGATGTGTTCCGCTATTAGATTCTAAAAACCTAAAAGCTTCTGGAAGTTTTTCTGGGTTTACAGTTCCCCTCGGTATTTGTTGCTGAGCCACCGGGGATTGTGAAACAGCAGCTGGTTTGTCGTATAGCGGATTCGTATAGGTCTGGGAACCAAGTCCAGAAAAAAAATCAGAAATTTTTCCTGTCATACTTGATGCTTTTCCTTTTGCTGAATTGTATACGTTTGATATTTTCATAATTATCCTTGTTGTTCAGCCGCACGCCCAACTGAAGCATCGAAACTAGCTCCTAGGGGACTCTGTGGTCTTGGCATTTCATTTGGGTTCTGAGCCTGCATTGGGTCCATCCCGTCTCCAGCCATTTGTTGTCCCATTGGCATAGATTCCCCACCTCCACCTTCTCCCCCTGCCATAGATTGCATTGCTGTATTTCTTGCTTCTTGCTCCATTTGTTCTTGTTGCATTTGCTTCTGTTTATCTGAAGGTTCCATTGCAAGAATAGCTTCGTAATCATTTTTAGGGATGTAATCAAATATATCTCCTCCTTGAATTTCAAGCATTTTTTCAAGAGCCATTAACTGTGATGAAGAAGCTTCAGGGTCTTGATTTCTCATTGAGTAAATCAAAGTAATCTGATTTGTAATTACTGGGAATAGAGCCATAAATGTTTGTTTCTGAATTTCTATTGAAGGCAGAAGCATTGAATCTGGGTCAATAATAAATTCAATGTAGTCACTCATGTGGCCCGTATTTTTCATTTCATCAAATAGACCTTTAGCTGAAATTTGTCGTACGTCAGTCTTGTCCATAATTTCTCCTTCAGATGTGAAGTCAAAATTTAGTCTTAAATTTGGTGATGCTGCCGCAACTTGTCCAACTGGTATTCCGTTGTCATCTAGTACCATTTGAGATTCAACAAAGTAGTCTGGGTTTTGTTTTACAAATTCTGCTAGTTGGTCGTCAGAATCAATCATAAAGATTTTATCTGCTGAATAAATTTGAACCTGCCATGTATTTGAAATATGTGCATCTTTTTCTAATCCTGTAACAACTGAGTTTTTAGGTGGTGTAAGTCTAGTGTAAGCTGCTTCTTTCATAATAACAGTTGAACCAAGAGTTGATTCTGAATCACTACCTGCAATGATATTGTTTACACCAGTGTTTTCATCAATAGACACTTTTTGTCTATCTGCAAATTGGATTCCTTGCTGAACATTTCCTGAAGTTTTTACAACGTCAATTTCTGTTCCTGGGTGTTTAGGGTTAATTATATTTGCTCCTCTCTGATATGTAGCAGAGCCATTTTGAACTTGAGTTCCGAATAGCAACGGTGCGATTTCTGCTTCAACCTGTTCACCTGTAAGCGAGCTAATAGCTGTATACATTGCTGTGTTACCTCTCATCATTTCATAAAGACCGACACCGTATGGGTCGTTCATATTTCTCTGGAAACATCGAGCTACAACAACAGACCCATGTGAGCCGTCGTTTGGTAATTCTCCATCATAGATAACCATTTTTCCACAAGTAACAATATATCTATTTGTTAATTCGTTTTCGTAATAACCGATAGTTACACTTGTTCTTTTCTTTTCTGAATTTTCATCGCTAGCCTCTTCACTTACTGTGCAGTATTCTAATTTCTTTTTATTTTTAGCTTCTTTGGCTTCTGGATACATTACAAAGAAAAGTTCTTTTGTCATATCTTTTTCGTAATAGACTTCTGTTTGTGACCAAATATCACCATTACTAAATCCAATTCCTAGCCATGTTCTTGTGGGTTCTAGTGGCTCTCTATAAATATCATCGAATAGAATTTTAGTTGTTCCATTTCGTTGAACCTGAACTCGTCTTGGGTAAACTCTCCAAGCAGCCCATCCGTATGTAAATAAATTCTGATAAGTTATCATCAGAGTGTTTGCTCCGTTACCTCCTGTCATAGACCAACCTCTTTTCCACAATTCGTACATTGCTTTTGCGTACACTTTGTCGTCTGCGACAACTGTAGCATCCGGAAGCTTTCCAGCCAAAACAGATGTAGCAATCATAATCTTTGAGAATGCAATCGGCTCTTGTGAGTGAGGAACGCCAGATTGATTTTTGTCTCTGTTAGTTAATTTAGTTGGATATACATTAATGTCGTATGAACCGTTAGACATTTGGCTGTAAACAACTGAAGACCCCCATCCTGTTTTTTCGTATACTTTTTCACCGTAAGAAACACCAGTGTTCATTATGTTTTGGTCAATTTCTTTTTCAAGAGTGTCAAACCTTTTACGGTACTGACTATCTTTCATTTCTTTTTTCTTACCTTCAATGAACTTACAGGTTTCGTTGTAGGAATTTTTTTCCTTAGTTTTTTTATCTTTTTTAAGGTTTTTAGGATTTTTTAAATCGTAAATATCTTCGTAATTGGTTTCTTTTGCCATTTTTTATATTTTAAGTACGTTAATGCGTTTAATTATGACCCCAATGAAATAAAAAAGCAACCTATTTGTCATTTTTAATTCTAATAAGTGTTTTTTTTACGTTTTATAGCGTAATACCACCAGTCTCTTCTCCAAACATCAACTTCATGTGACTGAAGGTGGTATCTTCTTCTTCTTTTGTATCGCTCTGTCCGTTTTCCTGCAAAATAGCGTATCCGATTCCTGCTGCCATGATGCAATCGTCATTTTTCTTAGCCATAGCTTCTGGTTTACCCTTTGAGTTTCGAACGAATGTGAACATCTCATCTAAAATAGCTGCTGGGAACCCACTATCCTTTCGAAAAAATACAGCTTTTAAAGCCGCTAGTGCGAATGGCCGTGTAGCAGATGTTGTTTTCCATCCGTAAAACTTTGTTATCTTTTGTGTAATGTCGTCAAATGATTTACGGTAATACATATTAATATATCCCTTTTTCTCTAGTGCATCGTTTACCCATAATCCATCTTTGTTCACTTCGATACCAATCAGAGCCCAATTAAAAAATTTCCCGAGCTTATACGCCTCATCCGCTAATTCATCTGGTGCAACCTGAGATTTGTATAAAGCATCGCAATCTCCAGTCTTTTCGTTTATCACATATAGAACCTGTGCATCACCCCATGCCAGACCTTCAGAAGTATCTCCTCCAATAATGTATCGAGTTCCTTTTTCTGGTTTATTAAAAATTTCCAAACTCCCTGCACTAAATTGATTAAATACAACTTCTCCTTTTTCGTCAAATCCCAATTCTCCTTTTTCTCCTTTTACTGCTGTTTCCAAAAGTTTAGCAATCTTTGCTGTAGAAAAATAGTTCTGTCCCGTAGACAGGAAGGCCTCCTCTTGGGTTGTAGGGTATTCCTGCATCAGAGATTTAATAGCATCCGGAGAATTTTTTCCACCAAACTGCAACCACTTCATATAGTAGTATGTTATTTCAATATCAGTTAAATTGTGCTCCATCTGATATGAAGCCCAATCAATTTCCGATACCTCCATATCTTTTGCAGGGATAGGTTCGTAAATCTTTTTCATTTCCATATCATCGTACTGCCAATTATAGAAATGTGGCTTGAACTGCACCTGTGAAAGCTGTGGTGTTATTTTATCTCTAGTCAGCCAGTTCTCTTGAAACATTTCGTAAAATCTTCCGGAGTTACCACTCCATGCACTCTTACCATTCCTTCTAACAAAAACAATATTATCTTTTGGCAAAGTTACACAATAAACATATCCATTATATTCCAAATCTTTTATAGGAGTCATATGCGTTTTGTAGTATCCTGTTTTTTTATCACTAAAAGCTACCACTGTGTCAGTTCTTTTATTGTTGTTGTACTCATTTACTGAATACCCGGCCTTTAGGAAAATCTCATAAAAACCATCAGACAGTGGTTTGTCGTGTCCTGTAAAAATCCTTCCGAAGTCTTTAGTTTTGGATTGATTCCTTTTTGTAGTATCACCATCCCCTAAATAAAATGCTTCAATTAAAATTTTAAGTTGTCTTATCGATAATTGTTTTAATTCGTATGGAATTTTTTTAGGTTTAACATAATCTTTTAAATATTGGAATAGCTGGGTAGAATTCACAAAAATATCTTTTTCGTTTGTTTTTACGTTTTTACCAATAGCTTTTCCTATTCTAATACAACAGTCTTCCATTACTTTACGATTTTTTATTTGTGTAACTTTCACGCAGTTTCTATCTACTGAACCTTCTGCTAAAAAATAACCCATAAACTCCAACCACAAATCCATGCGAATTGTTTTTTTTCTATGAGTCTGTACCCCATTGCCACTCCTGTGAGAATATTCTGGAAGTGTAAAATATTTCTGTTCTTCTCCTTCCCAAATAAATCCTTTTTTAAAAATAAAATCAGTTTTAGACTTCTGCAAATCTTTTGCTTCAATAAGTTTGAAGTTGTGTTTTTTAGTATTCCTAGAAACCAACATCTTNTGGTTAGGAGTCACTGCTAAATCTATTCTTTTGTTTTTGAAGTTTATTAAATTACCTTCAAATTTATGTTTTTGAAATTTCCAATTCTTCTCAAAATAAACAATGTCATCTTCCCCCATAGAAGCTATCTCATCCGAACGGGTTAGGTCTTGGAAGTTTTTGAATCCTTCTTTAGTTAATACTTCTGTATCGTCTGAATAACACATACCTTCTGCTGTGGACTCGATAAAAATAAATCCATCGAATGGAACTGTTGGGAATGTTCCTCGTTCTACCTCTTCAGCTCGCTTAGGATACTGTGCACACAACTTAGCAAACTCTGAAATGTGAACTAAGTGGTATGTTCCAGAACGTCCAGATACTGACACAGCAATAGATGAAGTGGAACCAGCTTCCGGTCCGTAATCCAAAACAATCTGAATCTTCCTAGAACTTTTTTGGTTAATTTTAAAGAACGCATCTTTTACATCAGCGGCCATGTTACGCACAGCAAATTCAATCTTCTTATCGAAAATAGTTGTGGCATCTTCAACCTTGTGAGCGATAATCAATCCCTCTTTGTTGGTTTGAAATAAAATAGAATCCAATATAAACAAATCAATGAAAGTAGTGAAACCCAGCTGACGTGATTTTAAAATTACATGCCTATGGAATGGCTTGTCTATATTAAGATAGTTATCAAAGAAATGCTTCTGAGCTCTGTTCATTTTAAAGACCTCCTTCTTTCCATCCTTTGTAATAATAAAGTAGAGATTCTTCAATCTCCACTCCTGATTTTTAATCAAAGACGGGTCATCCGTAAGTTTTTTTACAACTTCTTCGTTATGAGATTTACTGTCTTTGTAATTTACATCCATTACTTTTTTCGTTTAGTTTCAATTATCAGTCTTACCACAGCTTCTTCTGGTGAGTTTCCAATCTCTGAATAAGATACCGACGTTGCTTTCCAGTAGTCCATTTGACCTCCGTTCTTATTTGTTTGTGTAAGAGTGTCGAAATCCTTTCCCATAAATGCAATCATTGTCGATAAATCAGGCCCTGTGTCTTCGTCTAAAACCGGGAACCCTGCTTTTATCAGTTCTTGTATGTGCTTTTTTTTCATATCTGTTTCTGTTACTTTTTTAAAACCCTGGGTCTTCTACTTCTGCCTCCCTCACTTTTATCTTCTCCTTCACCTCCTTCTTATTCGCATCCCCTTGAATAAATGTCTGATTTTCAATTTGCTGCAATATAATAGACTTCAACTTATTCCCTCCCGATGTATCATCCTTCTTCTCTGCAAGCGGAGCGTTGAATTTCGACCATGCGTTTCCAATGGCGTTAAGTGCACCTGTCAGGTCCTTGTTAGAGAAGTCTTTGAAACCTCTAGCTTTGAACTCGTGCATAATTGAAATTGCAATGTTGTTTGAGTCTAGTGCCAACTTACTCATTGCATTATTGAATCCTTCTTTGTCTTCTATGTGAGATTTAACTGAACGAGATACTGCTGACGAGTAGCCAGAGTTTAATGCTATTTGTTTTTTAGATACACCTTGACCTCCAAACAACTGACGAGCGTAAGCCATTTGTTTTATTGTAGAGCCGTTTTTTTTAATGAATGTCATATATCAATAATATACAGTGAAGTGGAACATGTCAAAGTTTGTGTGCTAGAAATCTGGATGAGGTTCTGTTAATCCTTCTTCTTTCTTTTTTCTACGGTAGGTTCTGTGTGAGTGCCTCTGATTCATGTTCTTTTCATCCTGTGTCATTTTCCTTGTGCACATTCCTTCCTTCTCGTATTGTTCCCATGTCTTCTTTCCATTCTTAATGTGATAACTACATAAAGAGAAGTGAGTGTTACATAACCCTCTTGCTCCTCCATGTGAACTTCTGTCACAACTTACTCCATCTCGCTTATAAGTGCAATATTCTGATGTCTTCTGACTGTTTGTTTTATCCATGTAGTAATATTATCTTAAGTGGGTTTGTTT